AGGTCAAGCGCCGTTTGCTGCGCTGTGCTTACTGGCTTACTGGCATCGCTAGTGTTGTCCACATTGCCAAGCCCCACTTGCGCCGCCGTGACGCTGTGCGGGTTGCTTGTGTTGCCAGTGTGCGAAGTTAAATCTGCCGCCGCTGCTGCTTCGATATTAGAGCGAGCCGTTGCCGCGTCTGTAACGTCTGACAAATTGTTTGTCGTCCGCAAATAACGCGCATCACCCAAAGCCTCGGTTAAAAGCTGCGCCAAATTTGCAGGATCGATTGACGCCGGGTTGATCACCTCATTAGACAAAAGCATATTGCCCCGCGCAATCGTCTCCGGCTCGTTGCCTGTCTCGGTAAGTTCAACGTCAAGCGGGATTGCAATTGTATCGCGCCCGGCCATGAGTTCCAATACTCGCGCATTGTTTGCGCTAAGCTCGCCGCTCCATCCGTTCGCGATTTGCGTAAATGAGTCTTGAAAAATTGCCGGCTGTCTTAGCAATCGAATATATTGCTGCTCTTTTGTGCTGCCATCTCCGGCCACCGCCTCGTCGATCACTACCGCGCTTGCTGGTGACAACTCCGAAGCATCCCCGGACAAGTTTGCAACTGCGCCGGTCGTTCTAAATTTTACCCTATAGTTGCCGTCATATGTGCTCGTCACGTCGACAAGCTGGCTGTGCGGGCCTGCGCCACTGTTTAAAGCGTTAAGAGCATCCTCGACGGCCTGAGCGCCTGCATTGAATGCGAGTGCCGTTGTCGTGCTGGTGCCATCCGTTAAAGTAAATGTCCCGCTGGATGGCGTGCCCGCTAATGGCCCGGCGCCAATTGACAAAGCGTAATTACTTGCACCGCTTCGCGCGTCGTAGTTGCCCGCGCTGTCGATCAAATAAACTTCCATGTTGCGCTTGTTGCCTGCTACCAAATCAGGAGGTAGAGCGTTTGCTGTTGGCTCGCTTGTAGATTTGACAAATGCGCGGCTTATGTCGCCTCGATCCGTGTTAATGTATAGTTTGATCGTTGCCATGATATTATTTAAATTTGTGTTCTTTGTTTGTCAATAAGTATAAAAATCAACATTTGAAATGGATGCTGATATATTTTGGTTGTTATCAAGGGCTTCTAATTTAAAAATTGTAACATTCCCAACTGTAACATTGGTTACAGTAAATGACTCACCAGACTGACCTCCATCGTAAGCTTCAAGTCCAGTATAAATAATATCAATGAACTCTGATAAAAGGTAATCAACGCGTACAGATGCGATTGTATCTATTCCGTATCCCAAGAAATTAGCCTCATTGGAAGTGCTTCCATCATATAACCTGTAAATATATGGTATGCTAACGAAGGTTAAAACACTTGAAAAACCATCATCATCATAGTCTTGGAAATTATTACCAGATAAGCCGCACGCCCTAAGATTTGGCTGTTGAAAGACATCGCTGGATGTCAACGAAGCAACCAATGTGCCGCCACCATCAGCAGGCGCTGATGCCGTAGCAGTAACCGATGCAAGATTCCAGTAAAGTTTCATTGCATCAGCTAAGGTTAAAACCTTGTACGCAAAGTAAGGGCTTCCATCGCCTCTATCGTTTACATTAATCTTACCAGGGCAAGTTGAAAAGCCGTTGCCTCTTCCAATTGTTTTGAATGGCGTTGCTGTTGGCATTAGTCAGCCTTAAATAAAATTTTACCGTTTACTGGCGATCCGTTTTCGCATAAAATGATGTCAGTTTCTTCGTATCCTTCTGGCACTCCGCCGCCTGCTACTTCAATTACTGTATTGTTTTCTGACTGTTTAATGCTTGTTTTTTTGCCTTGCCTGACTTCAATATTAGTCAATGGCTTCAATTTTGTAACAATCAAATTGATCATTTCGAGACGCTTGCGCCATCCCAATTTGACGTTTGTTTTTAAGTCGGCCATTATTTAACTCGCTACTATTTTTTTTGTTTTTCTAACATAAATATTACCTTTGTATTGCTGTATTGCGCAATCTTTTGTAATGTAATCATTATTGTTAATAGATGCTTTGTATTGATTTGCGCTAGGTATAGTCCCAGCGCTTAAATCCTCTACAAATGCTCCAGTGCTAGCTGTAACAGGTTGAAATTTTTGTTCAATAAAAATATCGTTTACGTTGTTAATGTCAGGACTAACGCCTGGTAAAAAATAGTCATTAATTATTTTTGTGTTTGCTGACAGCTCAATTGCGCTTCTTGAAGCTACCGCGTCCGGATACAATTGTATCTCTATTCTCGCAGTTGGAGAATAAGCCGTTGTATTTTCAGTGTAATTCCCTTGTCCTATTTTAACAGTGCTTTTTAATGTTGTTCCGCTTGTGCCAGATATTGCTGTATCATATACCGCGATGCTATCGTATGTTATTATATTAACACTTCCATTAATTAATTGATAATAGCTAATAAATATATTAATTCTAAATTGATCGCCTGGCGATAGTCCATGATTAGTTTTTGCATTAATAGTTTGTATTCCACCAGAATATGATACGCTGCTGCAACTTACTGCTGCGGAACCTTGTTGATATGGCAGTCCGGGAAAGGTAAAAAATTCAGTGCCAGGATAATCTTCATTTGTTGCCGGTATCGTCGCAAACTGCCTGTCAAATTCAAGCAATGCGCCGTCTATTACTCTGTGATTAAAGTCTCCAACAAAATACGCGTTTGTATCTGCTGCGAATGGCAAAGCTAACACATCAGCATTACTGGCGCTGGCCATCGTTGTATTAAGCGCAATTGCTGAATAATCGTCTTTATTGACAGTGCATCGCATGTGGTAAACTTTGCTGCTATTGTCGCCGTATTCGATGAATGGATACTCCACCCAGCTCTCCCCGCCCGCCCGCGGCGTTGTAAAATCTTCACTTGTGTATGGTATGCTCATTGTGTTACCTCTTTTTCAATTGCTTTGAGACTTGCGGCAGTTTCTGTTATTTTTTCTTTTAACACTTGTTCTGCAGACATTTCTTTTGGTTTTTCCTGCGGCTTTGGCTGTGGTGCATCTTTTGCCCCTGGTCCAAATCCTGCCGCTCGTTCGCGTGCAGTCATATTTGCCGCCGTTTTTGCTCGGCGTTCTCTCTCACTTTGGCCGCGTTCTGCTGATCGTTCTGCGGCTTCTGCTTTGCGTCGCTCGCGGTCTGCTTTGCGCTGTGCTCGTTCGGCTCGGCGCTGCTCTCTTGGTGTGACGTATCCGCTTTTGTTTGCGTCTGCTGGGTCAAACGTTTTTGCAGCTCCGCTTCCCGCACTTGATCCATTGCCACTTGCAGCGTCTGCTGGCGAGTCAATTTTGCTGATACTAGTATTTATCTTGTCAACGCTTTTGTCGGTTTTCGTTTCAACGTCTCCAAGCATTAGCCCCCATTGCTTTTTAATATTCTCAGTCTCGTCTGCAATAACTTTTGCAGTGTCCTTGCTAGACATTTGCATCATGTCTTGGGATATTTGATATTCTTTTGCAATTTTGCTTGGTATATTTTTTAAGCTTTCAAGCGATTGCTTTTGCATGCCCAATGCTTTATCAAATAGTTTTGCCGCCTCAATCGGATTTGTAAAAGCTTTGGCCGCACCTTGCAGCGCAAGCGATAATGATTTGAATTGATCAACTACTGGCTTTAAAGTTATTTCAACCGATCTGCCAATAAGTCGCAGCCCTGCATATACTTTTACAGCAAAATCATTAAACCTAGCTTGTCCCGCTTTGAACTCGCTTCTAAGCATTGAAAATACTGGCAAAACAACGCTTAAAATCTTACCCGCTAACACTAGCATAGCGCGTTTAAATAATACAATCTTGTCGGCTGCTTCGTCTAACTGCTTAATCTCAACTTCACTTAATCGCTGGTTTGCTCGATCTGCTGCGGCTTCTATGCCTCCGAATCCTTCCTCGCCTGCCAATCGTTGCAAGATTTCGGCCATCTTCGGACCAGCTCGTTCACCAAGTATAATAGCAACATCATTGTATGCGCTCGCTTTGTCGGTTGCGTTTTGTTGAGCTATGGCAATTGCTTCCAGCCTTTTCTCGACTGATAATTTTTTAAAATTGTCTATGTTAATGCCTAAGCGCTCAAACGCTTCGCCGTATCGCTTGTTGCCGTTTATAGCTTCTTGCGTCCGGGTTTGCACGTTACGCAATGCACGCTCCAAAATACCGATCTCAACGCCTGCTTCATTTGCGGCAAACTCAAGCGCCTGCAATTCGTCGGTGCCGATATTTAGTTGGGTAGCCATGTCACTAATTCGGCTGCCTAAATCAATGGCGCTTTTACTAAGCATCCCAAAACCTGCAGCCCCGGCTATGGCTCCAAACTGACTAATCGCATTTTTTGCAAATCCAGCAATACTTGCTTGCGCCCGGGCGAGTCCTTTTTTTATCCCGCTACTGTCTAGCGAAAACTTTAGATTGACGTCATTTAATGGCATTTTGTTTTTTCAGGAAGTCTGATTTGATATTTAACAGCGACCGCGGCTCAAGCGCTTTATAATCGGGATTAGTAACCGTCCTGGCTGCTTTTTGCAATTGAAATGCTTTGCGCAAACTCCACGTCAAAACAAGGTCAGGACTGACGCCGTAACGATGCGCAAGCTCGTCAACAAAGTAAGCCTCCCCGGATGCGTGCGGCATTGCTGTACGGTTGCTAAAATTGCCGCCCTGTACCTGTTCCGGGTATTCGTCAAACGCGTCGCCTATGTGCTGATTGATTACGCGCATTACAGCCTCCGCGCCTGCTGTTGAGTCAAGGCATTTATTGACTCGCGAATGAATCCACCACAAGCGCCACTCTTTAAACAATACATTGCTTGTGTGCCTGCTCGAGCATCGCCAAATGTAATCGACAATTGATTCGACTGTAAGCCCGGCGCCGGTTAAAATTGGAGACTTGGCTGCGAGCAAATCAAACCAAGCCTGCACCGTCAGCGGCTTTAATGTTTCCCCGGCTGCCTTGTATGTGCGGCTGTACGTGCTCCAATCAAGTGCCCGGTTAAGTTCTAGTCGCTCGCGCTCTGCGGTGTACTGTTCTGCAATTGTCATATAAAAAAGCCCCACCCGCAATGCGAGCAGGGCCGTCGATTAGCATATAAGAAAAATTAGCCTTGGTAAGTCTTGAGCACAACGTCGATTTCGAATGTGTCAAACTCGTCAGTTGATCGAGCTACTTTGACGTTTTGAACAACTATAGTTGATGCGGTGCCGCTGCGGTCGTAATCGTGTGTAAATTCATCGCCAATTGCGGGCAGTACAGTCGTATCGGTTGCGCGTTGCAAAGTCATTGAGCCGGTGATTTGATCGCTGCCAGCACGCAATGCAAAGCCCGCGCGGTCACCGTTTGCGTCTGTACGTGAAATAATACGATTGTCAAAACTGGCCAAATCGACCGAATTGACAATATAAGCCACCGAATTAATGGTAACTGATTCTAAGCCTAGCGGCTGGTTTGCTTCTGAATTGTATGGAATTGCCATGATGTGTAATAATTAATTGTTAATTGGAAATGCTGATTGTTTGATAGCAAAGTCGCCGTTGTAGTTAAGGGTTGTGCTATCGTAGCCCATGCCGTCGGCCTCGTATTCTGTGGCGGCTGGCATTAGCCTGTTGATCGTGTAAAAGTTTGCATGCTTATTGAGTCCGCCCTTGTCGTATGCGCTTAAAATAGACAATGCTTGACGCAACTTTGCGACCTGCTGCTGGTGATAGCGTGCAAACTCTGCGCTCGGCGTTGCGTCCTCGGTGCGGTCCGTGTGGATCGTTATTGCGCATGAGTAGCTATAATGGTCGTACTCCATGTTGCCGCCGTATGGCCGCTGCACCATGTGCTCATCTTGCAAACCTAGTATAGATATTTGCACTGCAATAAAGTCTTGGCTTAATCGCTCCGAATCGTTGCTGGTTGCAATGGTAAACCCTTGCGCAGTCAGATAAGCGACAAAGGCAGCTTGCAAGTTGCCTTCAAAGTCAAATAAATCTGCGTCGCTAACCGCCCTCATGCTGTCAAAATAAATTATTTGCTTGCGTTGTCAATTTTTAAAGCCTGAGCGTTTAACTGTTTGCCGCTTTATGCGTCGCAGGCGAGCGACTGCTTTGATTAGCCTGTCGCGCATAATCATTGGCATTAAATGTTGTACGTGCGCCAATCCTGGCGACCGGCTAGCGCTGGTTCTGATCATAGCGTATGGCCCTTTGCTAGTCTGTGCCATGCGCCCGGATGCCTTAACGCGGCCTAGTTGCTTTTTGACTGGCAGCGGAATTGATCCCTTAGCGCCAAGTTGCAAAGCGGCTTTTGCTGGCCCGGCTTTACTTATTCCCACGTTTTTAATCAATTGCTCTTTGTAATCGTCAAGCAATGTTTTTTCTACCCAAAATCGCTCGCTGTGGTCTATTTTGCGAGTTTTGCCATTTGCGCGCCTGTTTTTGTTGTGCCATCGTTTAAGCTGAGCTAAGTTGTCAATTACTCCTGCGCCTACTTGCTTGCGGCCCCTGTATATTTTGCCGCTGCCAAATTGTTTTTTAGCCCATGTCACGCCTTCAACTTCTGTTGTAATTTGATCAACGTCACGCTTTGCTGCATTGCGCCCTTCGTCAAAGTCTTTTTTGCTGCCAATAGTCGATTTGCCTTTGCTTGGAAACGTAGCGTATGGCGGCGTATATTTTGCCACGTCTCGCGCTAATAGCCCGCCTTGCTCCCGCACAAATTGCCGCTCGTCTACTTTAAGCAGTTTGGCCAATCGCCGCGCTCTCTTTTGGAATACGCTGTCGTCAACGATCAAGCTTTTGCTTTTTCTAGCCATCCTTGGCGCGCAGTCCTATCTCGTAGCTTTGCGCGTCCTCCTGCACGGTCAAAATGACGTAGCGCTGAGTTCCGCGAGTCAATACTTGCCCGACTGTCGGCTTGCCCCCTAGAGCGGCTTTTAATAGCGTTGCTGTCGTTGTCACCTCATCTTCGTCGCCGTATGTGTTGCGGCTGACTGCCATTTCTGACTCGTCAAAGCTGGCTGTAAATTTAGTGCTGCCAATCTGCGCATCTTCGCCCACTGATTTGAGCGCCATGCTTAATCCATTTTTTACAACTGATTCGAATATGTTCATCACTAAATAAAAGCGCTTTGTTTCATAAGGTAACGAAAAATCAAATAAACCTAACCTGTCCCGGGATCTCCCCGGGCACCATACGCGCTAAATTGTTTTTAACTGATTGTTGTATTTTGTCAATAAAAAGGGGTCGCCCGGTAAAAGACGACCCCTTGAAAAGTTACGCGTTAAGCTTTGGCTGGCCTGCCTCGCTTTTTGGCTGGCGCTTTGTTTATCTTGCTTTTTTCAAGCATGCCTTTGCGAATGTAAAAAACCTTGCCCAGCTTGTCACATTCAAAAAATGCTTTTAAACAAACGTCTGCCGACTTTGAGCATTTTAACACTGCAAAATCAGCTTTGCCATCCTCTAGCAAAATTGTTGCGTTCGGTGCAATCATTTTATGCTGATGTTACGCGAACGCCGTAGTCAACACCCTTTGATACTCCGTAAAGAATACCCATTGAAATGTAGTCAACGCCAGTGTCGTTGCTGTACCATTTTCGGAATTGTACGGTTAAACCGATGCCAGGAATTTCGACGTTCTCAAGCTCGCCGTCAAAGCTGCCTGCGTCAACGGTACGGCTTGCCATTAGCAAACTTGTTTTATGAGCTGCAAATGCGGCCAAGTTTTCGCTGTTAGCGTCTGCAAGGTCAGTTTCATATACGTCAAATTTATTGACGCGCGGTACGATGCCCTCAGTTTTGCCCTCGGTGATGCCTGGGATTTCAGCGCTGTTTAGTGTCTTAACAAGCGCACCGTAATAGCTTGGGTTGCACAATACAAAACGATTAGATTGTGGTGCTTTTTTGGTTGCTGTCAAAGTGGTGCCCAAATCAACCAAATCGTCACGACCAAAATTAGCGGCTGTAATTGTGCTGCTAGTTGCAAAGTTTGCGGCTGTTACCAGGTTCCACAAGTCACCGAATACAGCGTCGCCGACTGCTTGCTGTGCTGGCTCAATAAATAGCGATTGCAAGTCAATGCTAGACTTAGAACGCTCTAAATCGTCAAAGCCATATACAAAGCCCTTGAATTGATTAAGCGTAATGGTGCGAGCAGTCATTGCAACGTCCTGTGCAGCTGCGACGTATCCACTTGCCAAACTAGATGCAGTTGGCTTTGTCGGAAAGCGAGTCGTCACTGATTCGCCGCGCGATTGCAAGTCGTTAGAAAAATCCGTATGGATGCCAGCTAGTGGCGCGAATAAAGAAGAAAGCCCTGGGAGGCTTTGTTGTGCGATTTCTGCTAGGTTTACTCCTGCTAATGTGTTAGCCATAATATTAGTTATTAGTTGTTAGTAATTAGGAAATTAAATCTTTGTTTTCCTTATAAAATTTGTTTTTAGCGGCCAAACCTTCGGCCTTTCCGATCTCGTGATATTTGTCCCAAAATTGTTCTTTGGTCATCTTTTTAGCAATTGGCTCGCCATTGCTGACGACCGGCGCATGCGCGTTCATTTGCAGCATTTCGGCGGCTTTAAGTGCGACCGCTGTATCCGTAACCTCTTTTGACGTTTCAATCTCTGCGCGTGCTGCAATAAGTTCCGATTTTGCTGTTTCAAGTTCAGCCTTAAATGCTGCATCTTTTTCGTCAACTTCTTTAAGCACAATTTCGGCGGCCTCTAGCTCTGCGCGTGCATCGACTAGCTCTTGCGATTGCGCTGTCAGTTTTGCGCTTAGTTCGTCGCGCTGCTTTGCTACTGCATCCAGTTTGCCGTTCATGCTGGCAATTAGCTTTTCTGTTGGAATTTCAATCTCTGAATCTTTAGCCATTTCAACAATGGATGCAACGGCTTTCAATCCATCCTCAATCTCATCAATTAACCCAGCTTTTAATGCTTCTTCGGCTGTAAAAATTGTTTCCTCTCTCATTAAATCCGCAATCTCATTTTCAGAGTAATGACTTTTTTCGTATGCTTTTAATATATTAGATTCCACTTTATCAAGCGTATCTGCATTTTTACGAAGTTCGTCAGCGTTGCCCCCTTTTGTGGTTAAAGGTTTGTGTATCATCATTAATGAGTTGTTAGCCATACGTCTTTCATCGCCAGCCTGAGCAATAACTGATGCCATGCTAGCGGCCATACCGTCAATATGAGTAACTACTTTTGCTGGATGCCTTTTTAGTGCATTGATAATGTTAAAACCCTCTTGCGTGCTACCGCCTGGACTATCAATCCGCAAGTGAATCGTGTCGGCGTCAATGCCTTTTAAATCTTCTGCAAAATCTTTTGCGTTAATGTCGAAGCCCCCAATGGGTCCGTAAATGCTGATTTCAGCCTCGGACTTCCCTTGTGCTGTCATGTTGTACCATGTTTTATTATTCATCGTCTGTATTAGTTAATTGTTGTAAGTCAGCCTCGGCTTGCTTGCCTGACTGTAAAGTTATAGGTCTACGATAGCCGCCGTCATCATCCCATGCCTCTTGCACTGGCTGACTAATTGGGGGCAAACCTGCTTCAATTCTGAAAGCTTTTTCGTCTTCAAATTGTGGAGTAATTGATCCAGCTCGAACGCCAACACCGTAGCTGTCAAACTTTGATTTAAGTGTTTCAAAATTCAAACGATTGCTTTCTTGCTGCAAAGCTTCCTCGCTTGGTTCGTCTGTTGGCCCCGGAACAATATCGCCGGGCCGTGTTATTAAAGAAAGTTCTCGATAATCTAAACCGTGCTGCTTTGCAATTTCCTTCATTGTCACAAGCTCTTTTGCACGCTGCATTAGCTCATCTTCAAAGTTGCGGCCTTGGCGCTCCATTATATTGGTTGCGGTCGTCAGGCCTGCTCGCAAGTCCTCAATATCTGCCGCGCGCATGCGGCCTTCGTCGACTGTAAATTCTGCTGGTGCTGTGAATGATACTTTCCACCAATCTTCAGGCAGCGAGTACGCGCCTTGTTTGGCACGCTTTGAGATTATGTATTGAGCTATGCGCTTGAATCCGTAGTTTAAGCACTCGCAGCGCAGCTTAATGCTTTTGTTAATATCGCCTTGGAATGCCCGGACGCCTGCGCCCCCGACTTCTGAGCTGTCTAGCATTTCGCGCCGCCATCCTAAAGCGTAAAACGCGCTTTGCTCTACTGTTCTGGTAAATTTTTGCCATGCTTCGGGCGGATCGTTTACAGTGTGCCCTTTAAGCGAGCCACCGTTTTTAATGATCCGAATCATTCCAGAATCCATGTATGTAGTTGCTGGCGTGTTTTGCCCCTGGTCCAGCCCCATCAAATTGCGCGCGCTGTCTCTAGTGCCTGACTCGTTCGATTCGATCAAAGTCAAAATTGAGTTTACTTTGGTTTTAACCTTTTGCGCGTCTCGCGTCTCGCTTAGGTCGTACCAGTCTAAAACAGCGGCTGCAATTGCAGGCTGTCCGCGCGACTGGGTAAACCATTCAGTGTCCATAAAGTGCACCATCGAATTAGCTGGCACATCTTGAAATCCTAGATTGCGGCTGTCATCCTTTACCCGGTACGCGATCGGCGCATTGTACTCATCTAAAATGACGCCCGCGCAAATCTTCAATCCATTATATGCGGCTGAGTCTGTTACCATGCCGTCGCTAATGCTACCCCAATCCCCGACCTGGTGCGCCTCAATAAATTGGATCTTTGGAAAGCCGGTGCCTTCCTGCTCGGTAAGAATTGCAAAAAAATCGCCGTCCACGTCTAGCGCTTTTGACCCGCGCCAAATAGATTTTCGGAATGAAAAGTTGCTGCCGCGAATGTCGAAAAAGTGATCTAGGTTTTTGAAATCATCCTGTACTGCTTGCGCAAAATCTAAATCTGCACTGTGCGACTGTAAGCGCCAGCTGTTGCCGTAAACGTAGTTTGCCTTTTGTTTAACGGCCCCGGCTACACTGGAAAAGGACTGGTAAATATAACGCGCATCGCAGAGCATCATCTTATGACGATTCGCCGTCATCATGTCTTGGATGTCTTTTGCTAGCTGCTGAGTCGTAAGCCTGCGCTGATCATTGCGCCCGCCTGCATAAAATTCTCGTGTACCGCTGCGGCTGTTGTAGTTTGTCGCGCCTGCGCTGTATTTTTTGCGCGCTCGTTTGATAGGTTTAACGGCCATATCTGCTGTATTGATTGACTCTAGCAAACTGAGTATCGCTCACCTGGTTTGCAGTATCTAAAACATAATTTTCAAGCTCTTGGTCAGTCATTTGACCGCTTGCGCCTTGCGTGCGCACAATCTTGTAGCACTCGCGGATTGACTCAATAAAATCATGCGGCCCCCAATTTGCTGGCATTTCGTAGTCAAATGATTTGCCGGAAAGGGATGCCCGGACCATGCGCGCGCCGCCGTGCTGCACTGACTCAAATTGCCCTGCTGTTAGCGTTTCGAGCGCGTCAATGGTGCTGGATGCGGTTTTTCCCGCTTGTATCCATATTGTAAACAATAAACTCCGCATGCTACAAAATTAGAGCAAGCGGGGTTGTTGTCAAGTTTTGTTTAAGTGTGGCGCTTACAAGTAATACCAAAAAAACTCTCGTTCATTACCAAACGGTACTGTATCTTCAATTTCTATACCTCGTATAAGTGTGGCTCCGTTTACGCGAGCAATTCTATTAATCATTTTCTGTTCGTCTAAGGTAAAATTTTGATTATAGGATGCAACGGAAACAGAGACTCGCGGAGTCCCACAAATAGTTATTTTTCTTACGCTAGCTTTAATTCCTGCTTTTTTTATGCGGCTGCGAATGTGCTTAGTAATTTCAGCGTGTGTCATTTGATTTGTTGTTTCGTTTTCCATGCCCCAACAATAAGCGCCTGCATAATAAACTGCAAGCATTAAATTAAGGTTTTTTTAAGTTTTTTGCTGCGGCTCAGAATCCACGCCAATCAATCCGGCCATCGCCGCGCAGACAATGTTCATTTTTTCGCAGTCTCCAAAGTGATCATTGTGCGAGTCCCGGTTTATAAAATCATAATACACCTCGCCGCTTGGCTTTGTCTTGCTGATCTTCTGCCAAGCATTGATCTGCCGCTCATAGATTGCCCCGGCGTCTTTTGCATACGTCCACACTGGCGCACCGTTCCGGCCCTTAATCCCGCGAATCAGTGACAGCCTGTTGAGCGCCTCGTTGCTGCTAAATCTAATCTGCGGCACAAGTTTCCGCCCGGCGCCGATTGTACCCTCGCCAACGTCAATGTAATCTGTCTCGGCGTAAATCCTGCGCAATCCGTCGCCGTGCCTGTAGTCGCGCGCATTGTCTCCCCTAAATACAATCCAATAGTTTTCTGCTGCCAAGCGCTGCACTTGGATCGAATTGTAGTTGCCGTCTAAAAATACGCGTGACATCGTAGCGCCCGCCAGTCCGTACTTGTCTGCAATGTCTCGTATTGCGCCTGAGCTGTAGACTTTTTCCCGCTCAATCAATCGGCTGTGCAATTCGCCCTCGATAATCGACCACGCCCGCACAATGACGTAAAAGTGATCCTTCTGCACGTCCACCGTTGCAAACATTATCGGCTCGGTGCCTTTAGTCTCCCACTTTTCGCCAAGCACATAGTCGCCCCGCGCATGCTCAATCTTTTCCGCGCTGACATAATTTGACTCATTCCACGGTTGCGCCAATTGCTTGCGCACAAATTCCTCAAGACCGGACAAGTCGCCCCGGCTTCGCGCTATTGTTGCCCGCTTCCACTTTGTCACAAGCTCCGGCCACGGCGCATGCGCTAGCGCGTTGTAATGGTAAAATACACATTGCGGGTCCGGGTTGCTGTTCATTTGAATGTATCGCCCGGTCAAATTTCGTTCATGCTGTGCGCCCGGGTCCCAATCAATGCGCCCCTCGCAAAGCTGGCATTGATAATATACCGACTCGCGCAATGCTAGCCAATCAATTTCGCCCTCTGCATTTGTGACCTCATCGCGGCTAGCGTACCTGATGCCACCAGGCGGCACCTTGCCATCGACTGGTGCCTGCTTCCAAATGTAAGGTATTTCTTCCCCGCAGCATGGGCATTTTACATGCCATGTGTGCTGGCTGCTGCGCTGCCATAACTGGTCAAGCTCGCTGCCCTCGGTTTGCCCGGATGATGGCAGAAACATTTGCCACTGCCAATTAAAAGAGTTTTGCCGGGAATGGATTTGCTCTAGCCATTTTTCCTCGTCCTTGTATGCCCATGACTCGTCTGCTGTAATGCGTTTAAGCGTTTTCGAGTTCCGGTTTGCCAGCACGTTAGCAGACAGCAAGCGCACATGACCCAGCGGCGTGCTGGTGTAAAGTTTTGTTTTCCGGTACTGCTGGTCTGGTATCAATTTGAGAATCCGCTCGGTGCTGTCGATCAATGGCGTAAATTTGTCGTCGCTAAATTCTTTTAGCGCGTCACCGGTTAAATCATAATGCGCTGAGCTTGCTGGCGATACGTGCAGCGAGTACAACTGCAAGAGCTGCGCCGTGAGCGTCTTAATGTGCTGCACCGATCCAATTAGGCCAACATAAGCGCCGCGCGATTCTGCTGCCGCCCGGAGTACGTCAACTAATAGCGGGTGATTCTCGCGCTTAAAGTTGCCGTAGTCGAGCTGGATATTTTGCTCGCACCATGCGACCGGGTCTTGGCGCTCTGTTTCAGGCAGTGTCATTCTGCCTCTAATAGTTTAGCAAACATGCGCGACTGGCTCAATCCGTTTAGCTTGCATAGATCGTTGAAGCGCTGCGCAATGGCTGGCTTGACTCGCAGCGTAATCGCAACCTTTGGCTCAGTTAATGCCGGGCGGCCCGGTCCTCGTTTTGTTTGGTTTTCTGCATTCATTTTAAGTATTGTTTGCGCTCAGTCTCAAAACATTCGATCACCCATTCTGGCAAGTTAATGTTTCCCGGCGCGGTTTTTAGTTTTCGTATCGGTTCAAATATCATGAGCGCGGTCAATAGCGGCGCAAGTATTTTGTAAATGTCAGCCGGGCCCTTGTTGCTTAGTCGCTCTGCAATCTGTTCGCCGAATTTGTCGCAGCTAGCGTTTCCGGCCCAGCATATATTTTCTAGGATGCGTTCGACCTCTGCGCGGGCTAACATTTCGCCCTTTTCGATCCCTAACTTTTTTTCGTGCGCTTGTGCTTCGCGCAAACATTTTTCAGTTTTAATCAATAGATCGTTCCAGAATTTGATTATCTCATGATCTGGCGTCGTCGTTTCTGTCGCGATGATTAGTTGCTCGTTGTAATAGTCGCGTACTCCCTCAAGTGATTTGATTTGCTTTTTGCCGCGCGCCTTTTCTGGCACTTTCTTTGCTGCTGTCTTTTTGCGTGCTGGCGTTTTGGCCATCGCTTTTCGCAATGCAACTTTAAGCTCTGCTGACTTGCGTTTTGCGTGCTTCATTATCCATGTAGCAACAATCGGGTCCGGCTGATCCCAGGGGCACCCCATGCGAGCGTATTTGCTTACAAGCGTTTGACTGATGCCCCACTTTGCTGCTAGCTCTTTCTGTGTCAATTTGTTTTTATTTTTCATGTAACACTGATTTTTTTATTTTTTGCCTCGCGTAAAAAAACGAGCGAAGGCATCAAACCCTCGATCTGCGCTGAATTAGAATACTGGTTAAAGGGGGGTTAAATTTTATTAACATTTAAATAACTCCTGTTGATAATATTTTTTACATCCTTTGCTTAAATTGTCCTTGGCCCACATTGGCTGTAGGTTTGTGTAATGGCAGCATTTTTTTTGCTCTAATTTCTTTGTTAAATCAAAAGACGCGCAAGGTAAAATATGATCAATATGCCATCCATATAATCCATAATTATCCCAAGTCATTCCTGGTTTAAACCTTTGTTCTAAATATTTTACTAAAAAATCCATTGTGCAACCGCAATCAATTGCGCTTACTTTTTTGCCTGCTAATTGCAATTTAAGTGCTCCATGAAGCCTAGATCGTAAATTGTCAGCTATTTTTGCAGAAGGATTTTTTTTGTAATACCCTGGTTTCCAATTACGTCTATTTTTTTTATATTTTTCTAAATTATTTGCTCTGTAAATCATACATTTTTTATTGTGCGTCTTTGGATCTGCGTAATATTTTTTATTCATGTTCCAATTGTGCACAGCCGGATGCCTTGCCCAAGTTCTATCTTTTTTTACAGATTCAACTTCCTTCATCCATTCTTCTTCATAAATTTTTTGTGCGTCTTTTTTATTTTTTTTGCCGTTGCTCAATAATTTTTCGTTTGGCTTTATATTACTGAATCCCATTTCTGTTAAAAATTTAGTTATTTGAACATGGTGTCTGCCGTGTTTTTTTGCTAATGTTTTGCCACCAAAACCCTTTTTACGATCTATAAGTATGTGTATAAATTTAGGGTGATTAAATTGTTTATTAACGCTTTGTATTTCTTTTTGAGTGCGCTTTATCTTTAGAATTGGTCTGTCTTTCAATAAATCGTATGCAGTAATTCCACGAGTTTTTATTGTTCCTTTTGGTTTTTGTAATGGGCAAGGATTATCTATTTGTGTGCAACTTGGCATGCTTTGTGAACGCGTTGTCATTCGTTGCCTTTCTCCCAAGGTAACAGTTCACAGTCTTTATCGTTAAGAGCATAGCAAGCGTTCCTGTAAAGTGTGGCTTCGTTCCTCGCCTCATCTCGCTCTTGCTCTAGCGTCTGCAACCGTTCAATTGCTGCATCAATTGTCTGGCCTAATTCATAAGCGGATATTGTGTCAAAGTAGTTTGCTTTTTCGCCATTGTCCCACTTGCCAACTCCCCGCCTCCAATCGTTGTGATCTTTTAGCGTTTTGATTATCTGTTCAGTTTTCATTTGCAATGTTCCTCGATCAAATCCCTAACGGTTTCTTCCATAGATTGCTCGTTACGCTTTCCATACTTCAAAAGCTTGGCGTATGTGTCGAATGGTAGCTCAAGCACGCATGTGACTTTTGCTTCGCTTGCCGGTGCTGTTGTTTCTGTTTTTTCAGGTTTCATATTGTGCCACTTTAGGCGGTTTTTATTATTTTGCAAGCGCTTTATTTTGAGTGCTGCTGCTTGTTGTTCCCCTATAGGAAATTGATTAATACATGCAACCAGACTATGATTGCGCTGTAAGCTGCGCAAATCATGTCTTAGAGTTCTGCCTGCATTGATTGCAAATTTAATACATGCAACCAGCAAGCCGCTTGTTTGCAGGGATTGCGGCTGATTGTATGTATCAACATGCAACCTGCGGTGATTAATACATGCAACCAGCTTATTCACGGTAAAAGGCCTTTTCTAGCTTTTTGTTGGCATTAAGCTTTTTTGTGACATTTGCGCCGACTATTTGCGCAATTCTGGCCTCAAATGACCGCTTATTCATATCGCAGCCAAGCGCGTCAAAGTGCATCGCATTAGCCTCTCCAACTGGCAATTTGAGCAGAATATCGTCGTCTGAATGTTTGCGCTGTGCGCCCGGCTTTGCGTGCTTGCTGGCATCTTTTGCCTCATCTATAATAAAGTTTGGATAGTCCCACCGCACCACAAAATTGTCTGTCGGTGCAAACGATCTGACCTCAGTCTCAACGATTATATTTTTGTCCTCTTCATGCGGCGTCAGACTTAAAATTGCGTCCATATCTCCGACCAATGACGACGCGCCCCGGAAGCGATCAATGACAGATTTGCCCGCCTGCGACCCTTTCCCGAAGTGGTGAATCAATATCGGGGTTATTTCGTACTGTGTTATAATCTTGTCCATCCAAGCGCATATTGCCTGCATTTGACTGTTGTCATTTTCATCCTCCGCCTGATTGAATTTGTACAGACAATCGAGCACTATTACGTCCCATTGACTGGTATCTATCCGGTCCAGTACCTTGCTTATCTCTTGCGGACTTCTAACATTGTAGTGCTTGCGCAGTGATAGCCTGCCGAATGTGTCCGGGATGCACCACTTAAATGCTTTGCCTGCCCGCTCCCTAAACTCCCACTCGTGTAGTTCAAAGTCGGCGTACAATACGCGAAACGGCCTTGCTGGTGCCCATTTTAGAAACGGCATCCCATTGCATAGGCTGGCGACTAGATCCATCACAAAATGACTCTTGCCCGCTTTGGCTGCGCCGCCTACTAGCATTTTGCTTCTAGCGTACAGCAGGCCATCAATAATGATTTCCGGACGCATTGCCTTTGCTTTGTCAAAACTTGTTGGCATTCCCTGCATGCCGCACTCAATTTGCGGTAAATTGGAGTCTGCTGTCTGCAATAACGTTTTGATTGCGTCCGGTTGCATGCCTGCTGCTATGGCGTCGGCGGCGTCCCA